CGTTTAATTGGTTTTGATGCTGGTAATAATACTATTACAGACTGGGCTTCACTTAAACCATATATAACTGCTAAAGTTATTAAAAGGATGATTAACCCAGATACGCTGATTAACCCAGATGGTTTGAGTAATGTACCTACTTTTAAGAAAACCCTTCCAGGACCAATGTTCAGAGGACCAAGACGAGTTAAATTAATCCCAACACCGATTTCATCCGGATTAACAGCATGGGGATGTGAAAATGCTGGTTGTGATACATATGATCCATATCCACTTGATATACAGTCAAATGTTAATTTAGTATATTCTTCTGTTCATACAAATGATCTTGGGACTAATTTTGCGATTACTGCAAACGGAAAAGTACAAATTACAGGAAATAATTCTCTTCCTGTATGCAATACAGACACTGATCCAAATAATTTTAGATCATCTCTTGGCTGTGTTCCAGTTCATTTAAGTTATGTTCAAGATCTTTTAGAAAATCCAAACGATGTTGCTCCTGGAACTATAGAAAAAATTTCTTGTAAAGGTAAATTTGCTGTAGCTTTGGTAAATTATGGAGGATTTCCTATAGGATATCATCTAGGTAATAATGGTACTGTACCAAATAGAATATTAGATTCTAATTCTGGTGTTCAATGGGTTTCGAGTGGTCCTTCCGATCCAAATTATGGTGGTGTTTATCGTAGTGATACACCAACAGTTGGGTACTGGGGAATATACCCTAGCTGCCCTGGTTATGGTTATGGGGTTAATGATAATACATTTGCTTTAAAAACATGGGGACCTGATAATAAATATGGTGTTTTTTATAATCCTCCAGGTGACTTATACTATTGTCCTTCTTCTAATGATAGTAGTATTAGACCAGGAGGCGTTTCAAATACAATGCCTTTAAAAAATAGGTATAGATTATGGGTAGATGCTGCAGCAGGAGCAAAACATTGTGTTGCTATTACTGGTGATGGATGTTTATTTGTAACTCCAGAAAGTGATAATACATATGATCAAGCATCATATGGTAAAGCACCAATAGCAGTTTCAGTTGAACCTGATTTCACATATATTGAAAACATGCCTGTACCTGGTTATTTTAAAGATATTGAATGGAACCCAGCTAGTCTTAGTGAATGGAAATCAAAACATTGTATTGGACAACAATCCCAACCCAATTTAAAATGTGATATTAGATGTTATTTGTATTCTGTTAATAATTATGAAGATTTAGATCCAAATAGACCAGGAATACCATTTTATTATGCTGGTGGTATAACTGCACCGGAAAGACCTTTTTATACCAAAGTTGGAGCAGGACAATATCATAGTATTGCTGTTTCGTCTGATCAAAATTTAAAGGTTTGGGGAAAGTATGTTAAAATAGATCAGTCTGGTAATGTTCTTGGACCAAATCAACAAGATTTAACAGGTAATACTGGAATAAATCCTATTTCAGCATTTGTTCCTACTAATCTTATTGGCCCAGATAGATGGTCATTAGGTGGACTTACTTTTGGTTGCGTTGGCGAAGCTGATGATAAACTTGTTTATACTACTGCAAACAAAACTATAGCATCTGTTAACATCTTTGATGTAGATGGTGGACCAGATTATAGTATTGCTGTAACAGGATCAGACACACCAGTTAATGTAATTATCTGGGGACATTCAGAAATGGTTTCAGCTTTAAATAATACTGCAATTTCTGGATTAACCGGGTCTGACACTAAATCTTATGACTATATTGAGAAAATTATAGCTGGTGTTAATTCTTTTGGTGTGTTACATAGAAGACAAAATAATGTTCAAAAATTCTTAGATATTTTTACAAGACCTTCGCGTAATTCACAAGGTTCATATGATTTTGGTGTTGATAAATTACCATATACCGAATATGACTTTGAAGATGCTGCTCTGAGTTATGGTCATGCGATTGGTATTGTTAATAGTGGATTCAGAATTAATACATGGAATCAGCGTTCATTTAATACATATACAGGACATAATTTATTACAATTTTATAGTACTCTTAATCTTCCTCTATATTTTCAAAGTCAAGCTTTCTTTAGATGTGTCAAAGGGCACTGGGATATTTCCAAATGGCTATTTGGTAGATCATGTAACCAACTTGGTGCACAAGAACAAGATAATGAAGTAATACAACCAGATAAATGCAGTATTTATTGGAAAAAAGGTGAGGCTAATTTATGTTATACTGGTCACCCCAAGTATTATTGGATGAAACCAAATAGCAGAAGATATCAACAAGTTACTCCATTGCATACACGTGATCCACTAGATGATGGAAGTGGATGCGGTCTTATGAGAGATTCTGTTGGAAATGATGGTATGAGTACTAATGACTATGGTACAGGTGTAGGTACTGCAGATCAAACAACAGCAGATGCAAATAACCAATTAAGTGGTATGATTGGTGGGTGTTATTCTGGACAAGGTGATATATGTTGGATGGGTGATGGTCTACCCAGTGCATTTGCGTACAGTCCATCCCGCACAGCATTTGGTAGTGGATATAGATGTGACTGTGAAGATCCATGTGGATGTCCACCAGAATCAGAAACTTATTATAAGTATGATTGTGGTGCTCCAAATTCTTTTATTGGAGTTGGTGTTATGTGTTTTAAAGATGGTATTTATGGTAGATCTGGTTTTTCTTCAAATAAAGATTTTTTTGTTCAATCTCATAAATATTTTGGAAAAACAAGTGTTGGTTGTTGTGGTGTAGTTGATACAAATATAACTTACTTTTATTATGCAAAAAAATGTTTTTATTATGGGTATAATTCTACTACTGGTTTATATGAAGTAAAAAATGCACCCTTAAAATATAGATCATATAATTGGGGCACAGATCGTTCTCAAGAGAACCCAGGTTCAACTTCAGCTACGTATATGAATTTTACAATGACTCCAGAGGATTGTATCATACCTGCTTATCAAATAGATTATTATATGCAATACCCAACTGTTTATGTTGGTGGGCATCTTTTGGAAAAATTAAAACAAGATTTTTCATCTTCTATAAATATTGGTAGTCGTGGATCATCCGCTTGCCAAACTTGTTCGTGTAATTCAACTGATAATTGTGATCCTAACAATACATGTCCAACATGTTCTGGTTGCAAAGATGTAAATGCTGGAGCTAATTTGTTGGGTCCAGGTGGATGGATATATAATCCTGGTGCAGCATGTAGAGATACTGGTGATACTGGTGTCCCAACACATAGCAATGGTTATCTCAGTAGTTCGATTGCACTATTTGACAAAACTTTATACTTCCAAGCTGGTGCATCAAATTATTTAGGACCTTTAGTAGAATTTGGTCCATATACAGGAAGATTGCCCCCAGGATTCACTGCACAATGCTATACTGGTCCAGCTTGCCCATGTCCAAACTATGAGGCACAATGTGCTGGGTGTAATTTACAATGTAGTGTAAATGCAGTTTATAGTGTTCTTGCAGAATATGATATAGATGATTTAAAAAAATATAATTTAGTTGGAGATAATATAACATATGAGTATGAACAAACACTTAAACTTTTTAGAGTTTATGAAGAATTAAAATCTACATGGTTACCTACAGGTGCTACATATGATCCTCCGGCATTTCAAGGTGGATGGGATTTGGCAGATGGAAATCAATGTCCAAATAATCCTACACCTACTGGTGCTGATATTGATAAGTTTTATGGGTTCCTTAAATATGAAAACGGGAATACTGCTATGTACGGAGTTGCTTCAGATTTAACGTGTGTTGCGTTAACAGATTACTAATAGGAAAAATATATGCATTTTAATAATAATCATTTTGTGTCAGGAGAATCATATTCTGGGGATGGTACACAGACATTTACTAGAGATAGTTTAAACACAAACCCAGGATTGGATGTCGAACTTTATACTGAAACTAAAAAAGAAACTATATCATCTAATTATATTAAATATATTAATTTTACTTTTAGTTTTAAAAGAGTACTAAAATTATATAAACATAGTATTGGTTCTGGTGATATAATAGATTATTTTACATCTATAACAGGAATTAAAAAATTTATAATTTATATAACAAAAGGAAATTGTGGTTGTGAGGCTAGAAGAAAAAAATTCAATAAAATTTTAACAATTCCTTATTATACAATGACATTTACTAAATTTTCATATATTGATGAAATCGTAAGTGGGTATAAACAAGAAGCAACTAAAATACAAAATAATATAAAACACCATCAACAAATTTCAGCTGAACATATGGAAGGTCATATTGCACTGTTTGCACCCAAACAAACATTAGTATCTCAAGCCAAAAAACCAGGTTGTGGATGTGCAAACAAAAAACGTTGACAATTTAAAAGATATGTGATATAATACAATTAACGAAAGGTTACAAATGGAAATTAAATATTTTAAGATGGTGAATGGTGAAGAAGTTATTGCAAAAGCTAAAAAAGTAAACTCTGATTGGTACATGGAAGACCCTGCTCAAATTATTCATTTACAAGAATATAAGCTAGGATTAGCAAACTGGCTACCTTATACAAAAATTAAAGAAGGTGCATTAATTCCTACCACAGCAATCATGTTTGCTACTGATGTTGCAGAAGACATGATTGAATATTATGGTCGTTGGGTTGATCCAAATCTTGTTGTAGAACAAGATGCAGTTACTGAAGTGACTAAGTAATTTTAATAAATATTTGCGTGTTTAAAGGCAAATATAAAAAGAAACTATCTGATGGTTCTTTGGCTACGTATTCCACAAATGATGTTGTTATGTTTCATGGAAAATTATACGCAGCCAAAGAACCTGTTTCTTTGTCACCATTAGAAAACACAAATTCATGGAATTTTGTTGGATCTACTGAAATTTTTAATTCAGATAACCCACCGTTAAACGCAGAGATTGGACAAATCTGGGTCAAGGATGGTATATATTATTCTTATTACTACGATGGTAATAACTATGCTTGGGTTGCTATTTAATTTACTAAAACTATAAGTTCTAGAATAGAAGTAGTTTCTCGTTCTAATTTAAGAAATATATTTGTATTCAATCTAGTTTCTGTACCAGCAAATACAAAGGCAGCACCCTCAGTTCCAGGTGTACCAAGTAAATACGTTAACCCAGTTAACGGAATTGAACAACTTCTGTCAGCAAATGCACTGATAATTGTTCCATAGTTTCTAGAATCTGATAAATCAATTTTAAAATTGATATCACGGATAAATGATCCGGCTGTAATTGTTAATGTATTTGTTACTATTTCATCAATATAAATTTCATTTATAGATGTAGTAGATAATAGTAATGGTATTTGAAAATCAGTTGAAGCAACAAAATCAGTCACAACTGCGTTTCTGTAAGTTAAATGGTATATTTTTAATAGTTCTAAAGATAATGGTGCTGTTATTGGTGTATTGGTTGATAAATTTAAACTTTTTAAAGTTGTATTTTGATACCAAGATTTTGTAATGTCATAAATTGAAGTAGTTAGCTGTCGTAACTCAAATTGTTTTTTATTCTGGTATTCAATAAATCTAGTAAATACACCCGGATCAACATAGTTGTACCTAACAACACCATTAATAGTTTCGTCGTAGTTTAGTGCTTCAATGCTTGGAATACCTCGCATATAAGTAGATACTAAACTATTTTGAAAGTATAGATTTTCATTGGTGATGGTAGATGACTGTGAAAGTAATACAACTTCTGATCCATCATTTAGGACCGTAAAATTTTTAACTGGAATACGTGCAGCGTTTAAAGTACTCTTCTCGACTTCCACATATTCTTCATAACCAAAGTCACTACCATATAAACCAAGGTATTTAAGGTTTAATGGATCATTGTTTGGTAACTTAGACAACAGAATATTTGCTGTCGAACCATTTATGGTTGTAAACTGAATTGCATCTGTAAATAAGTTTGCATCATATATGCCACCTGCTAATCCAGATGTTCCAGTTAAACCAGAAAAATATAAAAATTCATTATATGCTCCGGTTTTACCTTGTAATGTAAATTGCCCGGACCAATATGTCTTTGCACCTGTATCGATGTTTACATAAACACCAGAGCTAAACGCACAGGTATTACCAACAGACATCGTATCAAAAAAGATTTTTAAGAATTTTAAATCGTTTGAATTTTTACTGTGAGAATAATTAAAGAAATAACTATTTCCCGAAGCCAAAACATTTGGAGTCGAGTTAATTATGCCTTTAGTTAAACATGGATTTGCTGTTGCCCCAACAAATTCCAAAGTAAAGGATTGTGTTGATTTTACTACTGTTAGTGGGACAGCCATATTTAACTAGCCATGTATGAAATTATTTGTGTGGATGACTTAGCGCGAATATAAATTTTATTCAGATTAATTACATCTAAGAAAACATTCTGACCAGGATCAAGTTCATATCCTATACTTGCAACACCATCAGCATTAATGTAGATCAAATCTGTGTTTGCAGACGATGCTTTCAGGTTTACACCACTTCCAGAAGTATAACCAGAAGCCAACAACCAAGTAACTCCAGTTGTAGCAGTTACCCTACCTGCAGTAAATACTGCTGGTCTGGCTGCACCAGCTGCAATCAATGCTGCATTCAGGGTAGTCATCAACCCATAGATGGCAGTCATTCCAGTTAGAATATTTGTATCATTGATACCAGCGGTACCAGTTACTGTAACATTTTGTGAAACACCACCAGAAAGACCTTCAATTCTCAGAGCAGAAGTAGACCCATAATTTTGTACGTAAATGACCGGGTTAATACTAGCAGTAATATTAATATCTTGAATATAAACTTTAAGAGCGTCGCCAGATACACCAATGGCTGTGTTACCTACAGTAACAAGAGCGGATCGAATAAAGGGGTTACCATCGTAACCATATACCTTGATGCTGGAGTTTGTATACGTGAGAGGAATGCCCCCAGTGATCGCTATAGGAGCTCCGCTGACCCCAAGGATACTTACGGTGCCTTGAACAGTTACAGGACCGCCTGCGCTGTTTCCCTGTACAATTATAGGAGTAGTAAAATTAACAATGTTTGCAGTAACGCCTGCTGATAGGATGACAGGTAGTGGGGTAGTACTACTGACAACTGTAGAACTGGCAGTATTACCATAGGCCATTTTAAAGACCTGGAAATGACTACCTCCTACTTCATTGGTAGCAAGAGAGGCGGTAAGTCCTGATGCAATATTTACTGTAATATTATTTGCCATTGATACTCCGAATCACATATATTTAGGGTATTATAAGTATTGATATTTTTTTTAAATTCTGGTATAATATCCACATGTATCTAGACGAAAATATAAAATTAACATTTTCAAGTAAAGTACTTGAAAGAGTACAAAAAACAAAATTATCATATATGGATTGTGTGTTGGAATTGGCAGAAGAAATGAATATTGAACCAGGTGCTGCTGGAAAACTTTTAACAAAACCTTTAATTGAAAAAATTCAAGAAGAAGCAAAAGAATTGCATCTTATGAAAGCAGTTAAAGGAAAAAAGTTACCGGTTGATGGTTGACATTCACCCTAAATATGATAGAATAAACAAATCAAGGTAGGTCCTTGATAATTTTCATGGTCTGGGTAGTCCCCAGAGAAAGGTCACTATATGGGATCGTTTTCAGATTTTAAGAAGCGTAGTAAGAATTCTATCGAGGACTTGAGCAAGAAGTTGGTCAGCCTGAATAGCAAGGAAAGCTATAAGGATGATCGGTTTTGGAAGCCAGGACTTGATGCATCCAAGAATGGTTACGCTGTAATTCGTTTTCTTCCGTCCATTGAGACCGAAGAAGTTCCATTCATTAAACTATATACTCATGCTTTTAAAGGCAAGGGTGGCTGGTTTATTGAAAACTGCCGTACCACATTTGGCGAAAAGTGCCCAGTGTGCGAAGCCAATACCGAACTCTGGAACAGTGGATTAGAGGAGGACAAGGACATTGCACGATCACGTAAGCGTAAGCTTAATTATATCAGCAATATTTTGGTTATCAGCGATCCATCCAATTCAGAAAACGAAGGTAAGGTATTTCTCTTCAAGTATGGAACAAAGATCTTTGAGAAGGTTCAGGCACTTATGTCTCCTGAATTCAAGGATGAGACTCCCGTTGACCCCTTTAATTTCTGGGAAGGCGCAGACTTCAAACTCAAGATTCGTAATGTTGGTGGTTACGTAAACTACGACAGAAGTGAATTTTCAGCTCCAGCACCATTGTTTGGTGGGGATGACAAGAAGCTTGAGGTTCTGTGGAAGAAGCAGTATGCTCTTGCTGAGTTTGTGAATCCTACTGGCTTTAAATCATATGACGAAGTCAAGGAGCGATTCAAGAAGACTGTTGGGGATGATATCCGCGAACAGTTTGATGAGGCTAACGAAAAGACTGTTGAGGATGACTCAGTAGTAGAACAGATTCCATCGGAAGATACCGATACTCTGGACTACTTCAAGTCTCTAAAGAGTAAGCAAGACTAAAGAGAGCCCCCGAAAGGGGGCTCTTCTTATTTTACTCTATATGATGGTGTGCCAGAAATTTGATTAGCGGTCATAGTAAATAAAGACTGTGAGTTTTGAACAGTAATATGTTCACTGTCATAATCTTTTGGACCTTTATCTTTATTTGATTGGTTTACTGTGGTTGCAATATTTTCAAAG